ATCGTTTCTCCAAAGGTATGGGCACGCCCCAACTGGATGCGTGCGATCTGAATGCGATTTGTCCCATTAGGAACTTGCCCGACTCTGGGCTTGAAAATATCTGCACCAAGATTTCTTGGCCGTTGTCCATCACTCCTGTATAGACGCTGTAATCAACTATCTGTGGGTCAGTCATTGCCTGTCCTTTTGTCGGTGCTCCGACCTTAGAACATAACTTATGCCTTGGGTGGGATTTCCCCGAACACCTTTAAAAATGCGGCTTTTACAAAGATCACCGAGTCGGCGGCCTGTGGAGTTATCTCGATATGGAACCAGTCGCCACCTGGTGCGCCGTGGATGGTTGGTTTGCTGTATTTCTTCCAAGCCTGTCTGTCGCAGCGCCATGCGCGCCCGTACGGTGCAGGGAAGTAGTCAAGGATGCACTCGACGCCGAGCGTGTTTGCGTTAGCGACCACGATGTCAATAAACGACACCGCGCCTTTACGACTGGCGTTAACGTGCTTTTCGCTTTTGCGATACGACAAGTCAACAGCTCTGCCTGTGGCGTGTACTGACAATGAGCCTGGGTTGCCGCGCATGTCGCGCACGCCCCAAGACCCGTTGTTCCAGACCGCGTTGTTTGATGCTGCGATTGCTTGTTTTATCCATTCGTTCATGCCGGCACGTGGGCCTGCTGATGCGCCGTCGCTGTTGCCTGTGTATGGCCTTGCGTTGGGGTTAGCTTTGGCTGTCGCCACGCCCGAAGCCTGCGTCTTTAGGGTTTACCCAGCGGAGCAATGGTGGGATGATTGCTGCAATTGCGCCTTTGCCATAGTCACGCGGGTCTGTGGTGCCTGTCGAGTAAACAGCGATCAGCGCGCCTACGACTGACCGCGCATAACTGGCAAACATTGCTTTATCTTTAGTTGTGATTTTCAACATGGTTGTCAATTTTCTGTTCTATTCGACCCAAGGTTTGGTGTACTTGGCCGTGGTCTTTTTTGTTGTCGCTGCCGATTTTGCCAATGAGCGCCACCAATACAAGGAAGCCACCACCGATAAGAGCCACCACGATCTGAGTATCCATCGCATTACTTAGATGACTTGGATGGCTTTTCGTCGCTTGTTTCAACAAGCGCAGCAATTTCTTCTTCAGTAAGTTCAACTGTTATTGCTTTGTTAGTTACTGGATCTAATTTGGTCCGTTCGGTTAAATTGCTCATATTTTGCGCACTCCGTATATTTTGATTGTGCCGGTCATGTTGCCAGAGTTGGCAGTTAGTTGAAAACCTGTAAATTGACTGCTTAATGTGTTTTGGCCAGACAAATCATAAGTTTCGCTCGTTAGCATGTCGACGTTACGAATGTTTATACCAGTTCGTACTGCTCGGTTTGGACTAAAGCAAGTGGCAATTGTGTAACCGTTTGTGGCTGATGTACTTCCATATTGTGCAAAGAAATGCTGGTTTTCTCCCGTACCTGCATAAGCCGCTAAAGTAGTTCCCGTTTGGTACCAACCTTTTTTGGCGTAATCTGCGCCAGTTTGTGCAGTTGTGCCAATTAGATATTGCAAATTGCAAAAACTATTCGCCGAACCATACAGCGAAGCAATGATCAGATATTCGTCATAGGTGCTGCTGAACACTCCTGTCACCTGAAACGGTGAACCTGGAGCGCCTTGCGCGGTAAGCGTCGAGGTGCTGATGTATGTGTAACCGCTATTTATGTTGTTGTTCAAATATGCCGAAGTAAGAACTTGGCCTGCGGTTGTTGGTGTACTAATTGCCATGGTGTCTCCTATCCTAAAACATTGAACTGGTCAAGTGTGCCATATGTGAGGTTGTCCAAGATCAGCTCATAAACAATGACCGTTGGGGCAGTCGAGTACAGCACACGGTGGCCTGTGGAATAATCCAGGTAATGCTCAATTCCTTCCACGCTTAAGTCTTGTGCCAACTGGGTTGTGCCGGCACCGCTCGGGAACGTCTTTTCAATGCTGATCGTGTCGCCAATTTCTACGATGGCCAGCGTGTCCTTTTGCGCGTCGGTCAGCATAAGAAACTTGGTTTCCACCGATGTGAACCGTGGCTCGGGTTGCGGATGGAGCAGGTAGGCAGCTGCGGTATCAATCGCTGTTTGCTCATGTAGCAGGCTGTTTGTGATGGCGCTGGTTTGCGTAAAATATTCGGCTATTGACCCAGCATTAGTGGCTGTCGCTGTTTTGCCATCCAAAGCTGTGACCACAGACCTGTTGATTACCTCGTTTGCCTCAAATGAAATGCCGAGACCGTCATATTTGATATTTGTACCATCATCGTTAAAGTTCGCTACGGTCGCGCTAAGTGTTGTGCCGATGCGGTTTTGGAATGTAATTGTCCCAGATCGTGACATAAATATGCGACCGAACTCGGCTGTCTCGTTGATTTGGGTGATGTATTGCAGCACGTTTGTTTGTGCTGGCACGGTGTAAGCGGAATCATGACCGAGGTTGACTGTGCCGGTGGCAATGCTTCGAGGGGATGCAGGATACGCAACTTCTGGCAAGTCAAGAACGCTTGTAATGCGTTGACCTGATGTTTGTGCGCTTACGTTGTATTCGTTCATGTAGGTCTGTGACAGCAGGTAAAACTGGTCAGCGCAATACACGGTGACTGTGTCCAAACCCCCGAGCGCGAAATTGTAGTCATAATTGACGACATAGCCTGAAAATAGGTATTCAGGTGTGTCGGTCTGGTCGTAGCGGATGAGCTGCACTTTGCGCATCGGTGCAAGACCTGGCTTAGATTGCGGTGTGTCGTAATACGGGCTGTTGTTGTCAAACGGGTTAAAAATACCGTCCACATCTTGAATAGTAAATGTCATTGTGCCTGCGCTGAACTGATCGCCAGAATCTCGACGACCGCGCCTGACATTAATTTGCGTTGTGTCTGCCATGACGTTGGCATATTCGGTGTTGCCGTCAAGCACAAAAAACGTATTGTCAAGAACTCCTGACGTCACGTTGTCAAGCGTGAACGCATTAACAATAAAGCCTGTCTCTATTTGCAGGTCATAATTGCCTGAATCAACGACGGCTACGCCTGGCATTAGGCAATGTTCAGAGCCAACGGCCCTGCACTCCGTGAGTAGGCGCGCAACGCATTGACAACAGATTCACCTATTTCGGCGCTTGTGGATAATCCGCCAGTCACGTTGATTGTTACGCCGCCGCCTGTTGCCATGCGATCTAATGGCACTACGGCTTCTGGGCCTGCTTCGCCGATCAGGGCAAGCGTTGGTGCGGTCACAATGCCACCTTCAGCCATGCGCGGTACACCTAAACGTCCTGCAGCTGGTCGAGCGGCTTCAGCACCGCCACCGAGTTTTGGCACGTTAATTGTTGGCACTTTTGGAATATCCGGCACTAATGGGATTGAGTTGTAAGCGCTGATGATTGCGTTTACTGCGCCGACCGCTGCGTTGACCATGCCTGTAAAAAATCCGATAACGGTATTAACAATGGCATTGACGCCTGTCTTAAACCACTCAAACTTGTTGTATGCGGCAACCAAACCAACGATTAGCAACGCGACACCTGCAGCGATCAAGGCAAATGGGTTTAGTGCCATAGCGATGTTTGTGGCGACGATTGCGGCGGCGACCGCGCCGATAGCGCCTGCAATAAACAGGAATGCTCGTGGGTTGTCTTGAGCCCATGCAGCGAACTTGTTAAGCACAGGTAAAACGGCTTCGAGCACAGGCAACAATGCTGCACCGATTGACTCTTTGGTTTCGCCAATAGAGTTTTTTAGAATCTTCATTTTACCTGCAGCGGTTTCAGCGCTTTTTGCGGTTGCACCGCCAAAGGTTCCGCCGAGCACGTCCATGATTTCGTTGAGGCTTGCGCCTTCTTTGATCATCGTTGACATCTCTGGGCTTAATGATCGGAGCGCCTTAAAGTTGCCCTGGTATGCCTTGGCGAGTGCGTCAGCGACTGTACTGGAGTCGGTTTGTAGCGCTGTGCTGATGTCCATGACAAGGTTCATGTCCTTCATGGCAATATCAACATCTTTTGTACCGCGCACCAACGCTTCAAGGCTCTTGCGGTATTCCGTGTCAGCAATGCCAGACGCTCGACTCATTGCGCTAATCTGATCTTCAATTTGTGCGGTCTGCTTAGCGCCAGCGCCAGTCACATTCTGCAAAGTAAGCGCTAACGCCGCTTGCTCCTGCTGGTCTTCCATCGCGGCCTTGGTTGCATCACCAAGCGCCAACGCCAAACCGCCAAGCGCCGCAGCTGCCGGCACCGCCGCCTTCTTAATAGCAAACTGTGCTTTTTCGCCGACGGTCTCAAGTTGCTGGAACTGTTTGACAGCCTTCTTTACCCCTGTGCCGTCAAACTCGCTGATGATCGGGATATTAATTGCCATTACGCGGTCTCTCTGTTCGCTTCTTCCATGACGCGCTTAACCAACTGCTCCATCTCGGACATGACATCGTTTTGGCGTTGCTCGTAAGCCTTCCACATTACTCGCGAACGGCTCCCATAACGGGAAGTCAATGCGCGGCCAAGCGAGCCAGCCATAGACGTGTCAAACATGGTGCCAGTAGCGCCCTGCCATTGGATGAGAAACGTGCCGACATTTGACTTGTTTCCACCGTATTCTTTGATGTTTCGGGTGTTGATTTTGGCAGCGATCTTTTGTTTCATGCCTGGTATCCACGGCAACATCTTGAAACCTGATCGAGTGCTCCAGTTGCGCGCCATACCAGACAACGGGACATTTGACGGCACAAGTTTGTTGGCGTCGTCAATAACAGGCTGAACGATTTTCTTGTAATCCTTGGTTATTTCACGGCGCAAAGATTTGTCAATCTTGTTGATGGTTTTCAAAGCCTCTTTAAGCCCGACGACCTCAATCTTTGTTGACACTTGGTTCACGTCATCTCCGTTTTTTGTTTGCCTCATTAAGCACTTTAATGACCGTTGCCAAGTCTTTTGAGTCAAACACAATGTCGCTGGGCCACCAACCGACCGCGACTAATACTTCTGCTAATTGGCGGCGGTAGGTGCCGCGTCCGTAGGGTTTGGGTCTGTTTCGTCCAGTACCGGCAGAATGTCGATGTCAGGGTTTTTGCTTAGCCATTCGCGCCAGTTGTCACCAACTTGTTCGCCTTTGATTTTGAGAATTGTGTGCATCCAGCAGGCGTAATCCGAGTACAACGGGTTTGCGGAGAGCTGTTGAATGTTGCGACGTTCAAGCCGTTCCCATTCCGTAACTACAAACATGTTTGTGTAATAAAACTCGGGTGCGCTGTCAGGCGTGCGCTTTAATTGCAACTTGATTTTCATGTGTCTCCTATGTCGGCTTGGAGCCGTTAATTATGCGGTTGTATCTACGCTGTACGTTCCACCTTGAAACTCAAGATCCCATTGTGACAACTCGCCCAAAGACGCATTGATTACAGGGATTGATGCAAGGTAGGTGTCGGTCAAAATAAAGCCAGGATTTGTTGCGCCGTCTGCAGCGCTTGTTGGGTTTACTTTGACGGTGCACTTTGTACCCAACAATGGCGACAAGATTGCATAAGACTGGCTTGCCGCATACGACGCGAAAACCGTTATTGTCAAACTATTACTGAACAACCCAGCCGTCATGGTGCGGGAATTTTGTCCAAACGAGGTATCTTCAAGAGCTTCCGCGGTGACCGTCAAAGTTGCGGCGACCACATCGTCAGTCAGATCGGCGATAGTTCCAATTGCGGTTCCGACTTGGACTTTTGGATTCGATAGGTAAGTTGATGCTGGCATGTTTGCTCCTTAAGTTCTGATCTGATAGTAGATGATTTGTATTCGGTAGTTGTGGATTATGCGGTCTGGGCTTCTATTGCGCAATCAAGGTCGTAGCACGGGTACAGCGCGCCACCGATCTCAAGGCTTGACGGACGGCCAGCCATGACAATGATCGGCGAGCCAAGCACGGTTGCCACAATGCTCAAAATCTGACGCAGTACCGGGAGACCTGCAGGCCCAGAGCCAATGACTTTGATCGGGAACTCCATGCGAACAATGTTGCCGTTGCCAGCAAACGTCGTGAAGTTTGGCGCGTCCAAGTACACGCAGTTAGGCACAAGTTTTGTTGGGTCGTTGACAACACGCAGACCAGATACAGCCGTCAGCGTTGCGGTGACATCATCAATTGCTTCGTTGAACAGGTCGGTGTAAGCCATTAGGCAACCGCTGGACGAGGGATTCCGAGCAGCTGCTTGACGATCGGGGTCAGGCTTTGCTGTGGTGCAGAGCCCATGCCGTCAAACGTGGCGTACGTTGCCTCTATTGAGCCCCTGGAGCGCCACAGAGCGGCGCAATACATCAAAGTGCCCAATGTTGCGTCACCGCCAGGAGAGGTCGTTAGAGAGTCGATATAGCCCGATTCCTGACGCCTGCGATAACAGAACTGGTTGCCAGCTGACACCGATTGCGTCAACAACGTGTAATCGTCTGACGGGTTGGCAATGGTAATACCAAGGTAAGACATGACCTGCGCGGCCGTCACCCAAGTGCAAACAGGGTCATAAGCAACGGTGCCAGACGCGGCGACACGTTCGACATCGCTTGCGGTTTTAGCGTAAAGCACCTGATCAGCGATCGGTATTTGATAGTCGTACAACAGGTCGCCTTGTGTATCAATACCAAGAAACAAATATTGTGGCAATGCGCGCACAGTAAAAGTGCCGTTAAATGTCGCGTCAACTCCAGCAACCGTGATTGAACTGCCGACTGCAATTTCCGATGGGGTCAGAAGTTGCAGTACGGCAAAGTTGTCAATCAGATACTTGTTAGTAACTGTGTAAGTAGCCATGGCGGTTAAGCCGCCTTTCTACTAAGCCTGGGTGATCTTGCGGATCATGCCACCGATTGCAGCAAAGGTGCTGACGTATCCGTGGAATGACATTGTGCGACCAAGGGTTGCAGGTACTTCAACGCTCATCAAGCCACGGATTGATTCGTAGAACTCGAATGCGTCGCCTGAACCTTGACCAACACGGGTGATGATCATCGTCTTGGCTGCGAAGTTGCTGTCAACTACAAGCTGGAGACCGAGTGGGTTTCCGTTCCATGATGCAGCGGTTGCGTTGCCGAGTGCATTCTGACCGGTGAGGCCAGCGCCGATAAATGGGAATACTGGACGGCCAGTTGTGTCTGCGAGTTGTCCGAGTTGACCCCATACGTCTGGTGAAACAAACATGTGTGTTGGGGTGAAGTTACGGCCATTCGAGATATCAACTGCCGAGTCGTAAACGGACTTGAGCAAGTCGGCTACGGTGCCGTCCCATACGCCTGACGAGTTTGCTGCAGTCAACAGGTTGTCTGCTGCAAAGTTGTCTGATGCGATCATGTATTCGCCCATCAGGTCGTTCAAGATCAATTGCATTGCTGCAGGTGACGTGAAGTCAATGTCCTGAACTGAGAGGGTTACTTGACCTGCAAGTGTGGTCTTGCTGATCGAGTTTGAGGCAATGACCATGGTCGTTGCGGATGCAGCGCCAAGTTCGTTTGCTTGTGCAGCAACGCTGGTGTGCGTGGTGATCGTTGGGCGGATGAACGTCTTTGATGCACCACCATCTGGATAGGCGCGTGCGCCCAATGCTTCAACTACTGGACGGATGAAGTTGAGGTCTTGAACCAATGGCCCAAGTACTGGTACTGGCAAAAGACCAGGTGTATCTGTGGTGAGTACGTCACCTGCGGCTGCTTGCAACGCAGTTTTCTTTGATGCTGTGTATTCAGCAACAGCCTTGTTGATGTTTGAGAATGTGTCGCCACCAATGTGGTAAGCGGCCATGTATTCGCCAGCGGATGGCAATACAAATTCTTTTTTGGCTTGTGCAAAAATTGGAGCTGTTGGGATGGTTGCCTCAACTGCTGGTGCGGTTACTTCTGACATGGGTTCTATCTCCTGTTCTGGGACTACTTCTTCATTTAACACTACTTCTTCTGGCTCTTGGTGGATACTCGCAGCGACGCTGGCGATGTTCGCCATGTCACCAAATGCGCCGATCGGAACAAGCGACAACTCTGTCCAATCCGCTGCTTCGATAATCATGGTTCCTGCTTCGTCGTATGAAAACTTGGTTGGGTTTACGCCAACGGATACTTGGTCAATTGTGCCGTCCGAGGCCATGACCAAAGCGTCGTTGCCGAGGCTCGTTGCGCTGATCTTGGCGCTAAACATCATTCCCTGCTCGGTATCAACGCGCTCGGTCACGACACCTACTGGCATGCTCGCGTCATGGTACATAAACAAGCGCGGTGCTTTGCCCTCGACTGGCAATGAACCTGGACGGAAGATCACAGCTGTGCCGTCCGAAACTGTTGCCGGCACGTTGTAGGGAACTGCGGTTCCGCTGATGGTGCGTCGTGGTGCGTCGCCTTTGGCGGCGTCAAGTGTGAACTCTCCT